ACATATTTTATTTTAACAACACCCTCATCAGATAAAAGCTTACGCCCCTCAACAATAAAGACAGGGCCGCCAGTGTTGCTTTTCATATTGTCTTGCGGATACGACAATGTGCCATTGGTAAACTCTAATACGCGCAAGCAATACGGATTAGTCGGCAAGGCATACTGATATGTATAACCAAATGCTGGCGCGTCTGTTTCTTGTGCCAGCTCTGCCCTACGGATCAGGCAGTTCCAAGGATGCGCACGAAACACACTGTCACGCACGCTATCATAACGCTGATTGATCAATCGCGCTGGTTTACTGTTCTCGTCAAAGCTTGAGATGTTGTTGGCTCCCAAACTGTTCAGCGCGTAGTTGGCAATATCAACCGTACTGGTCATCAGCTATCTCCATGTAAAAGAGGGGGCGGCGAACCGCCCCACCTTATTTAGTCAACCACATACTTGATTGTCAGTTCAATAGTGCCAGTGCCAGCAGCACCGCCCATTGTCACTGTGATTGCCACGCCATCCTCGTTTGTGTCTGTCTCTGAGCCTGAGCCTAGAGCTAGAGTTGCAAGGACATCTACCTTTTGAGCAGATGTTGATGCCGCTGCTGCTTTGTATGCTGCCGCTGACGCAGATACTGCTGTACCCGCCGCGTTTGTGTGTGCCGCATAACCTACAGACAATGTTGTTGATGCACCTAGCGCGTCATGCGCCAAAGAGCCTTCCAACAAACGTGCGCCATCAGGCAAGACAAACATCTCAATAACGTCACCAGACGCTAGTGCAGATGCCTCGTATGTGCCATGAGCTACGCGGATACGTCCACCAAGCTCATTTGCTTTGTTCATCACGGCTGGTGTAGCGCGTGAATTTGTGCGTTGTGCTGAATATACAGTAGCCATTTGTCAGTCTCCTTATTATTCGCTGCACGCGATTTCAACGACTTTGGCTTCTTCCATACGCGTTGCACCTACTGATTGACAGTAGTAAACCTGCGTTGCGTATGACTTGTCAGCACGTTCATCAATACGAGCTGATGGCTCTTTGCCAACCGCTAGTTTGATGCCGTCACCAGCAAACGCGATAACCTGACGGTCACCTGATCCGTCTGTACCCAGACGGTTGCTTACATGGAATTGGAAGCCGACGAATGTGTTGATTTCACCCATCGCCAACGCCTTGACGGTGTTGTAGTCGCTTGATGTTACAGTCGTGTTGTTCAACAGATCAGAAACCTGCTTAGGTGAAACAACGATGTGACGAGGGATTGATGGATCAACATTTCCGCTGTCCAAGATTTCCTTCGCTGACACCAACTTAGCAATAGTCAAACCAGAAGCTGCAACCGCAATTTTCTGTGCTGATGGTAATGCTGTAGATGTCGAACCGTCTTTACCTGTGTACGCTGTACCTAGAGCAGCAGCAATGATGACATCATCAATTGCGCGACCCATAGCGGCGGCAGCAGCACGGCTGTAGGTTGATGTCGGATCAACAAGCAAACGCACTTTGTCTTGATCGTCGATCAAGTCTGCGTACTCGTAGTCAGACATTGTTACCATGCGGCGTGAATGTGGTGTGTCCACAATAGGTGTGTCCGCGTGGCGTGAAGTGCGTAGAACAGCAGCCGCTGATCCTACTTGGTCAAAGAAAGCTTTCTCGCCATTGACAGTTTCCGTATCTACCGCTGCACGCAACAGAGAACCCATCTGCTGTGATAGCATCTGGACGTTTGAGGAAAACTGATTGACAAAAGCTGTAGTGATTTGAGTAGACATTATGTCATCCCCTTACAGTTTCAGTTTACATTTTGCTGCGCTTGGTTGTCCCTCTCGGGGCCGTGCTACTGCTTAGGGCAGCTACTCCGCTTGACGCACAAGCTTGTGTCGCGGGCCTTTCGGTTATCCGCTACATATACTCCCTAAGTCGCAGAACTTCTGCAACGTAAGTGTCATGTTCTGGATGCATCTTATCAAAATAAGGGCCATCTCGTCTAGTCATCTCTGCAACTTGGCGTGATGCCTCTTCTGGTGTCATAATTAGCTCAGTTGGTTCACCAACCAAATTGTCTTCGCCAATTTGCTCTGCCAACCTTGCAAACATCCGAACAACGTCTGGGTGATCGCCAAGCATGCGACCATCCGATAGCTGCACCTCTTCAAACATATTCATGCCTTCATTGCCAAGCAATGTCCGCGCAGCGCCCTGTGCCAGCGCCATACGCTGCTCGAACGCTTGTCCGAACTCAGACCGCAATTCTTGCTCTGCCGCATACACAGCCTCTTCTGTGCGGGTCTGAGCCTCATTCTTGCCAGTTTCTCCCGCATCTCTGAAGAAATCGATAAGTCGATTTGCCTGCCGTGGCTGCAATCCAGCTTCCCACATTGCCTGACGCAATGCATTGGCTTCGTTTTCACCAACATCGCTCAGATCAAACTCATACGCATCTGCGCTGTCTGGGCGACCTACATTTGCATACCATTCATTATACTGGTCATCAGTCCAGCTCTGCCCCGGCTTGGCAACTTTGTCAGCGCCAATCATGCGCTGGGCATTTACATAACTCTTCGCCAATGCTCCTGGGTCAGTAAACGTGCGCAAACTTGGCTCATTGCGCAAATCCTCTGGTAAACTATCTAAAAAGCTAACTGGTACCGCTTCCGCTGCAACAGCCTCTTGAGATCCACTATCTTGGATTGCCTCTTCGCTCATACTTTATCCTTCTCTTCGGACAACATTCTGACGATCAGCAGCACAGCCGCGCGTTGTCCTTCATTAAATGCAGTTTCATAAGGATCGCCAGAAAACGTGGTTGCCTCAAACCCAAACCGGGTTTTAAGATCACTCAATACTTGCGCACCGTCATCTGTATTGAACGTGCGCCGATAGGCTAGTTTTAACTCTTCAACCTTCTTCATTCTTGTGCAGCCTTAATCAGCGGAGCAATCTTGCCACCTGCTTCAGCCGCCATCATCTCTTGCTGCATCTGCTGCTGCATCGCTGCCTGCTCGGCCTGCTGACGGCGTACCTCTTCTACCTCTGCCGTGCCACGGATCACACGCGCTGGCAGGCCAGCAGTCTCAACCAAATACTGCACCATCGCATCGCCATCTAAATAATCCGTAACAGGCGCAACTTGGCTAACCTGCAACAAGATTTCAAAACCGCGCAGCATCGCCTGCAAGTCTGTCAGCTTCTGAGCCTTGGCAAGAGGCGAAACATACTCTATGTCGATGTCCTGACCTTGTAGCTCCTCGGGCGGTGCTGGGAGAAGGCCCGCCCGAAGGAGCAATGCAAAGGAACGAGAAATAAGCGGTTGGAGCAGTTCTGCTTGAAGGCGACCAAGGACAGGCCCAAGCAGCCGCATTTTCTCTTCATTCCTCTGCAATACTTCTGTCGCAGTCATGTTGGCACCTTGGCCTAACAATAACTGGTCAACATAAAACGCCTGCCGAATAGCATTGCGGCGTTGTTCTTCCATATTCAAGCCCAAGGGATTGTTTGCGCCAATATTTAATGGCTCCAAACGATCCCTTGTGCCAGAGCGGTAAAAGTTTAATGCGCCAGGCGTTGTTCGCACTGGCATCATAAATCCATCATCAGGCACCATCAATGGCGGGTCAATCTGCTTTTGCGCTGCCTTGATTGTCGTTTCCGACATCTTGTTAAGCATCTTAACATCAGGCAAGGCAGTCATAGCAGGCGAACGCCCATAAGTGCTGACGCTATCCTTGACAAATCGAGGACACATAAACGGAAACTCATCAAAGCCGCCCTCTGACAGCAGCTCCCGGTTGTCAGCTAAGTAATAAACAGACGCAACAGGCTTCTGCTTTGCCAATCTGCCTTTCGCCTCGCCCCGAGGGAATACTGCATGAATAACCTCATGCTCCTTGTAAGGATCATCTTCTAAGTCTTTTGCCACAGTCTTTGGCAATGTTGCGTTAGGAAACTGCATTGAAATCGCACGCGCAGACAATTTAAACTTTCGATACACTGTATCAACGCGCCCATCAGGGTCTTCGCTAATACAAATCTCTGCAATGTGACGACACGCAAACCGCAGGCCATCTGGCTCGGCAGAAACATAAAACGCGCCAGTGCCAAACACCACCAAGTCATAATACAGCTCATGGATCTCTTGCTGGAAGTTAGACCGATTAAAATGCTGGTACATCTGATCCATGCACAGCTCTAACCACTCATTCGCAGCATCATCACGCTGCAAGCCCGGATCACGATACCGCATTGAAAACCAAGGCGTGCTTGGCGATGTCAACATGCCATGCAGGCTGGATGCCAGCAGCTCAACAGCGTGGATCGCCGTACCATCATAAATCAGCTCAGTGCGCTTGTCACCCTGCGTCCGCTTTTTCGTAATGTCAGCCTTGCGCGGCAGCATAAAGTCTGCCAGCTCTTGCCAATGCTTTTCCCAGTTAGACCGCTGCGATTGCAACGTCTTATATCTCTTGTCCAAACGCGCAACGAGCGGATTAACTTGTACCATTAGCCTATCCCATAGTTTGTCATTAATGTGCGCTTAGGGCGCACTTTAGGGTCACGAACCCCAGCCAAAACGCCGCCCTGCGTCCGTCCAGACATCTTCTGCTGCGCACGCTCTAACGGATCAACTGTCGCCTGCCCCAACATCGCGGCAGGCTGGGCAGCACTGCCGCCCATCAAACCAGCTATGTTCGTCAGCTTCTTTTTCTCAATCAGCATAACACTATCCAATCAATGAACGGCGGCGGCGGGTCTTACCCTCTTCCTCGCCAGTGCCAAGCAAACCGCTCGGCTTTGTCAAAATTGTAGCCCTTTTGCCTTTCTTCATAAGCTCTAACGCTTCATCTTCTGCCTGACCAACAGAAACGTCTGGAGAAAAATCAGCAGCAGGCGTAAATGTCTGAACCGAAATATCCTCAACAGTTGTCAATGGCGTATCAACTTCTGTCGGCAATACAGTCTCTGGCTCATCTATAACTGGTGGCCTTGGCGTTGGCCCCGGTGAACGCGGCGGCACAGGAGCTGGGCCGTCATCGCTAGAATTCATGGCTTGCTCCATCGCGGCTCTGCTTCTTTCTTGGCGTTCAGCTAAGTCACGATAATAAACATCGTTCTTTTCTATAATTCCTAAATCCATTTGCAAATCTTGCAAGGCGGTATTCCTTGGCTTTGAATATAAATTTTCTGAGCCACGACCGCCTTTAGGTTGGTCTACTGTTGTAGAACTAGACCTGCTAGACCCACCGCTAAAAAAATCTTTTATGTCTTGTAATAATCCCATAACTATCTCCTATGCCGCAAATGGATCATAATCCATCACCGCCCTTGCTTGAGGCGCAGCCATGCGTCCTCGATCCTCTCGAATGCCGACTGCCAAATACCTAAAAGCATCCGCAGCATGCGACGACCAATCATGCACAGGCGATGCCCTAAAGCTCCTAGTGCGCTCATTATACGCTCTGTGATACTGCCTAAGACATTCCAAGCCATGCTTGCACTTCTCTCTATCAAACCATATACGCGGCAACAACATCTGCGCCGCATGTATGCCATCCTCAACTGGCAGCTTAGGAACAACGCGGAAGTTTAACCCCAAATCCCAAGCAACCTCCCTTCTACTCTTCCCAGACCCAAGCTCCCGAACCTCAATATCATGCGGGGCATTGTGATCCCCATACAGATACCCCTTGCTCGTCAAAATCTTGCAGTAGTGAGGCAAACCCTCACCTCGGGCTTCATAAAAGTCTATAACATGTATAGCACGCCCAATCGTTTGCGTAAACCATACTGCCGTGCTGTCTCCCACGCCCAAATCCCACCATGTGTCAACCTTGGCGCTCGGATCATACGGAACATTCGTAATCCGACCATCCAACTGCGCAGCTTCCATCTCCTTGCCATACACAGCGCCAGGGACATTCGCATTCCAACTGCACTCAAATTCCTGCGCATACTGATCGGCAGTCATCATAACCCGAGCAGCCTCAAGCTCCTCGTCATCCAAAATGCCTGTCTCGCTCGCCTTATACACAGCCGCCAACCAATCAGGATTGCCAGCAGCCTCCTCATACTTATCAAAGAAAGCATTGTGGCCCTTTGGCGTACCAACAAACACGCACCACCCCTTGCGATCCGACAGCGCAGGGCGAATGACCTCAGGGAAGACATTCTCTGGCATGTCAGCGACCTCATCCATGCAGCAGCCATCAAGATAGATGCCTCGGAGGCTATCTGGATTTTCCGCGCCAAGTAGCGATATTCTCGCGCCGTTTGGCAGATCGCACCGCAATTCAGTTTCGTGAAACTTCACATTCGGGATCTTGCCCGCAAATTGTTTTATATAATCCCACGCTACGTTCTTCGCCTGGCGATAGGTGGGTGCCATATAGGCAAACCGGGGGTTGTCTCTTGCCGACATTAAGGCATCCCGCAAGATATGATTGATCGCCCAAACCGTCTTGCCAAAACGGCGGTGGCAGACAACAACGCCCCAACGCTTTTGCGACATCTCATTGTGCAGCTTTAACTGTAGCTCCCTCGGCTCATACGGTATCTCAATATGCGTCAATGCTCTGTGACCTCTTGCTGATCTTCGTAAATCAGTATCCCGTGTTTCTCCAAGATAGCCTCGTATACATCAATAAGCAACACTGCACATTCAAGCTGCTTTGACACCGAGGGAGATATGAGGATGCCATCTCGTAAGGCGCTTAGGTGGTTCAGCAGTGCATGCTGCTCGGCAGTCAGAGGCTCAGTCAACATCCCGCTCCCATAGGTGATATATACGCATATAGCGGCGGGCGGTTTTTCGGGGGGTGGGGGTGCCGGGTTGCGCAAAATGCATAGCTTATCGGCAGTCGTATAACAGCTATTATGTTAAAACTTTTGTAAGCCTTTGTTATTGCTGCAGAAAATATCAGACCGAGCCATGCATCAAATGCAAACCACAAGATGTAGTGGTTGCCCTGCCTGATCTCCCCAGCTCCGAGGCAGCTCAGCCAGCCCGGCTCACGCGCGTAGCTGTAAACGTCAGGATGTGTCGTATACACATAATTTGACATCAATGCTTTGTCGCCTGCTTGCTGTCTTCTTGCTCATCGTCAGGTATCGCATTGACTGCAACATCACCGCCAGCCCAACTGATTGTAAACGTCTGAGCTTGTGGCTGATCCTCTTTCTTGTCACGAACGCCCCAAGGCATGTTGCGTGCTAGCGTCCACTTCAAGCTGTCAATCTCAAGTCTACGCCGCTGCACTTCCGCATTGGCTAGTCTGTTGTCCTCAAACGCAGGCAACGGCTCCTGAGCCAGCTTGATGATCTGGTCTGTGTGGTACTCACTCTGCATCACACGGCCCCGACGATATATCTCGTACAGCTCTTCATCACGCAGCACAGCTTGCATCACGCCTTGGTATGTCGGCATGTTGCTAGACTTCAGTATGTCCTTGAGCGTTTCACCAATAGCCAACCTGTCTGCAATCTTGTGCATCAGGTTTGCGTCAATCTTTACAGGTTTCTTTGCCATGTCTTACCTCAATTCTGCTAATACGACTTTACCACAAAAAAGGCCCAGCGCAATGCTGGGCCAGTTCAGTGAGGCAGATTGCGCAGAAGGAAATGGGTAAAGCTCTGCGCCATCAGGTGCCACCACGTTATCACCAAGGTATCGGATCATCAAATGTTTTTCCCTTAATGTCGATCATTTCTGCTTCGGGGAATGATTGCTTGGCTGCCTTCTCCAGCTCGCCCATCCAATGCTCTCGAAAGTATCTGTAAGCCAGCGCAACCTCACGCAGCGTCAGCAGCTCCAACTCAGGCCGCTGCTCTTTGATCGCACGCCACCCTCTGCCGTCACGCATGATGCCAAACAGCTCGCCATCTACCTCAACCTCCCAGACGTCCGTACACGCCTTCTGAGCGCCCACACGCTCGGCTTCTGCATCCATTGCCTGCAACCCCCGCACGACAACCTCACAGCGCTTCCTGCACTCTTCCACATCATTGTCTGCCAGGGCTGCATTCATCTTGGCAACCGCACTGCCATACTTCTGCGCCATCTTGACATCCACCAGCTCGGGCAGCCGATCTGTCCCCCACTTCCGATCCATCTCGACTACCAGCCTGTCAACCGGGGCAACTGCGTAATCACACATGATGGCATCTTTGGTCTGATTGCCATGTAATATGCGATCCGATTTCTTTTGTCTTTTAGTCTGCTTCATCTTCCTCACCTCACTAATCTTCCTCACCTTGAACCGAAGCCCTCACTTCCCCTCCTCACCTCTATGCATATACATAGAGGAGGTGAGGAGGAAGAATTTCAGGCGCTTTTTTCCTCACTTCCTCACCTCTTCCTCACCTTGGATTTTAAGGTGAGGAAGGTGAGGAGATTGGCTAAACTTCGTCCCACCTAATCATCTCCCCGACGACAACGCACTGCACATCTCTGCCCTGTCTTTTGTCGTACATCTCTGCTGCCTTCAGGACGTTTGTCTTCAGCCACTGCTTGACGATTGCCTTGACCTTTGCCTTGTCTCCGGGCTTTTCCATGTCAAGGTTTAGCTCTTCGGCGACAGCATGCCCGACATACTGCTTGGCCTGCACGTTCGCCTTGTACGGCGTTTGGTTGGCCTCTGCTTCGTTTACGAGCTTCTGCACGTTTCTAGCATTGTCGGCTGTCACGCCGTCAAACAGGTCTGGTAGCTTAAACTCCGTGGCAACACCGATATGCTCACCGTTTGCGATCTCCACTGACTGCATGCGCCTGTAGACTGCCTTGTCTGATGGCGGTGCTAGGTTTGCCTTTCCGTCATCAACTCTGAATATGCCGAGAGCTTCGTGTTCGTCTACACCTAATGCCATTGCGTCCTCTGGTGTTATTCTGTTGATGACCCTGGCTGCTCGGGCTGCTCCAATCAGGCTGCCAGCACCTCTGACACTGTCAATCGTTGCATCGTCCCCGTTGCCTTTTCTGATGTGATGCACGAGCTGGACTGAGCTGTTTGTGTCTCTGGCGAGCTTTCTGAGCATTGCCACGACTGCTTGGATGCTTCCGTTGTTGTTTTCGTTGACGAGGTGAGCTGAGACAAACGGATCGAGTATGACTGCGCCGATGTTGTTTTCTTTGATGACGCGGATCATGGCTGCCAACATGTCATCGTTTGTGATGAGGCCGTCCCTGCCTTCTGCCGCGAGCGTGATCTGCATGGTGTCCTCGCCGTCCATGAACAGTCGGCCTTTGATGTCTTCTGGCTTGATGTTGTAATGCTGCATGGCTGCGATTGTGCGCATCTGCATTTCGCTGATTGGATCTTCAAGGTTGATGATCCAGACGTTTGTTTGTTCTTTTACATCTACGCCGAGGAGCGGCCTGCCTGTTGCGATTGCCAAGGCTTCAACAATGATTGCACTTGTTTTACCTATGCCGCCTGCCGAGGCTGTTACGCTGATGTACTTCTTGATGTAGTCGTAGCCGTACACCCACTCCCTGCGGGGCAGCGTGAGCGCGTTGAACATATTGTAGGGTGTTGGCCATGATTGCTCGTCTTTGTCTGCCAGAGCTGTGTTCTGCTGCTCCATGCGTTCCTGCACTGGATCTGGCGGCGGTGTCCAACCTTTGTTTCTAGCACCATCAATTGCCTTTTGCACTTCGTTGCGTGTGTCATCAACTGTGTAGCCTGCCAAAGTGAAGCCATCTGTTATGGCGTGGATCTCTTCGTCTGACAGCCCTTTGGTGACGTATGAGCCGACGAGGCGCACCATGTTTAGGTGCCAATCGTCCCCTGCTAGTACATTCTGCACTGCCATTTGCCGATCCATTGCTTGCTGCCCGAGGTCTATGCTAATCGTGCTAGCTGCCTGTGTTTCTAGCTTTGGGAATGCTCTTGTCAGGCGCTCCATTGGCTGCGGATCACGATCCGTACTGAATTGCGTACGCATTGTGACGAGTTCAGGAACGTAGCCTTTGTCTTGCTTCTTTTTGTTGGGCCAAGAGACTGTGCCTGCCACGCGCATGATCCTGCTTGGATTGATGACTGCCGGGTCTGTCTGGAGGCTGGCGGCGATTGACTTCTGCACTTCGCGCCATGCGTCTAGGTTTTTTACTGGCTCTTCGAGCTGCCAGTATGCGTGGCCTCTGGCAAAAGGTGTAGTGCCTGTCTTGACTGACATTGTGAATTTCGGGCCAGCAAAAGACATAATGTTTTCCATTGCGCCCTTTGTGTCTGCATCTGCGAAGCAGTAGAAGGCTGCCAGAATGTCTGTGTCCTTGGCTGCCTTGCCTGCTGGGATTGGCACGATTGGATCAATTGGATTGATGCACATGTAGATGTTTGCCTTGGACTTATTCATGGCCTCGGCGTGTTCAACTGCTTCGTCTATTTGATCTAGCCTAAAACGTGATGCATTTGTTGATCCACTTGTTGAGATTGAACGTATCTCTAATAAAGGCTGCCCAACCTCATTCCAATTCTCTGTAATTTGTGATATGAACTGCTTAATGATGTCGGACTTGGGAGCCATTTCCATTTTGTTTTCCATTTCCTGTTTCATTTTATCCTCCCTGTTGGACTTCCCCGGCGAATAAACCGCCGGGGATTTTTTCTTAGAACTCCATGTCATCATCTGCGGCTGCTGGTGCAGGCGCGGGAGCGGGAGTTGGCTCTGTTGCAATGCCTGCCGCAGCGCCTTCCTTCAGGCAGTCGGGCTTGTCCACCCACTTGACGACTTCAAAGATCGGGTAGCATGTGGAGCCTTTTGTGAATTTAAGCTCCTTTGCTTCCTTCATTTTGATGAGCGGCATTTGACCTGCTGCAGGCTGCTCGGTCAGCATAGGTGCGAGATCTGCCAGAGCTGACCACACGCCTGCGCCTGCTTGTTCCCACATGGCAACCTTACCGCCGCCGATGGCGCACTTGACTGAGAAGCCTTTCTTGTAGTCATCGCCAGGTTTCTGCATCATCTGGTTGACGTTTGGGTTCCACTTCCATTCTGGAGCCACGCCTGCCATGCCTTCTGATCTTTGCCAGCCTGTTTTGAGGCTGTCGAGATCAATGACGAAACCTTTTGTCTGGGCTTCTTCGTACTCGCTCTTTGACGATCCTTCGCGCAAGAAGAATTGCTTTGCACGAACTGCTCCGTCCTGCGTGCCTCTTGCTGACCATCCAAGGAATACGTTGATGCCATCGCCGCCGTTGTTGCCTAAATCAATTTGAAACATTGTTGTGTCCTTTCACTTTGCTTCGTTGTTGACGTTGTTGTGCGCGTAACCCTGCGCTGGGATCAGTCGTCAATGACGTTGAAGTCGTCATCAACTAAGGATGCTAATGCTTTGTTAATCATGTTTTGCACGCTTGCCATGCCCTCTGCTGCTGGGCCGGGCGTGTATTCAATGTGCGCCTTTTCTTTGTGGGGCCAAAAGTTAATAACTGTTTCTCCGATTTTGCATTGCACCTGCCAAGGCGCAGCATCATAGTTTGGAAAGTAAAACTGCAAACCATGCTTGGACTTGTAGTAATTAAACATGTCGTCCATTGCGAAACAGCTTAATGTTTCTGTTTCAAAGTCCATTTCCTTCCAAGCGGTTAAAGCTTCGTAATTATATTCCATAGAGTTCTTCCCTAATTTCTTCTCCACCGTTCCAGTAGAATGAGTTGGGGTTGACCGGGATGACATCTCTGATGTCTGCCGCGCTGCCAGCCCGCAGAAACTTTTCCATGCGGCTGATCTGCTTCTTTGCCTTGGCAAGCAGCTCAGTCGGATCGCCGTCCTCAAGCATGTTTGTTTTCTTTGGCGTGACGTATAGGAACTTGACGATCTGATTGCCTCTGGCTTTCTGGTAGATCGCGCGTTGGAGCTGATGCTCTGCCGACATTGTGCTTGGCATGCGGCCTGTTGTTTTTAGATCAACAACCAGACCATGCTCGGGGAACACCAAGTCAAGGTATCCAATGACAGGTATTTCGTAATCATCTGTCTTGGCTGTGATACTGATTTTCTCTTGACCCTCTTCTGGAAACTCTGGCTGCCCGAGATGCTCAAGCTCTCCGATTGCCAGCTCCATGCAGGGTTCAATCATGCTGCGCTCTTTGCTTGTCTTCTCATCGCCAATTGGAAAGAACTTGTCAAACTTTTCTAGCGCCTGATCCAGTGCGCCTGCCTTGTGCAGCTTGCCTGTCAGTGCTGCCACGACTGCGTCCTCTGTGCAGATCCCACGCATTGCTGCGGCTGACATAGGCGTGCGCTTGCCGAACAGGTAGGAGGCAACCCAAACATCTGGCGCGTTTGTCCAGAGGTTTATTGATGAGGCTGACAGGTGCTTGATGTTATGCTTTTCAAATCCATTCATAGCGCCAGCTTTCCATATAGTGCGAGAAGCGCAGCTTCTGCGCGTCCATCGTCTTTGGCGCGTTTGAATAAGTCAGCCTGCTTGGGAAACCTCTGGCTTGCCAGGCTGCGTGACACGCCCTTATCACGGCTCAAGCCCAAGAAGGACTTCCACTTAGCTGGCGTGACGAGGTGCATTGGCACTTGGTGCGATGCGATTGCCATCTGCGTTGCGCCGTATGACTGCCCGAAACGAAACATGCTTGATACGCCTTGCCCGCGCATGGCTGCCACTTGCTCGATGACGGCAATGTGCTGCTCATCGTCTTCGGGTTTTAAAATTTCGTGTAGCTCGTATAGGTTTAGTTCTGTTTTACCTTTTGCATTTTTGTACACTGGCATGTCGAACACTTGAATGTGATTTTCTTTAGGCCAGTAGAATGCAACAGCCCCAGTGAAGCCCGGATCTACCCCAATGTAAATCATGCTGCGTGCGCCTTTATGTAGATGCCGTTAGCTTTGAGATAAAAGGCCAACGCCTCTTCGGTTAGATCGCGCAATGACTGCGTGTTGTTTTGCATTTGGTTGCGCTGCTTTTGCAATGCCTTCATGGCTTCAGCCAGCTCGGGCTTTATGCGATGGTTCCACTGTGCTTTGTTCTCTTTCATTTTAACCCCAAGGTTGCTAGTATGTTTTAAGATATAATGCTAGCAACTTTTTATTGCAATAGATAATTTTTTGCTAGTAATCTTCTTGATAATTTGCTAGCAAGTCCTTACATAACATTTGTAAAGCAAGAAAGGAAATGGAAATGGAAACTTTTAAAGCATATGTCGCGGCGATCATTGCTACTATTGTTGCAGTCTTTGGCCCCTTCGTATTCACATTTGCAGTAGCATCGTTTGCTCCAATCTTGGGCGGCCCTGCAGTGGTCATCGGCTTGGTTGCCATCCCAGCGTTGAGCTTCATGGCATTAGATTGGACGGCGTAATGTGGCCCAGTAACCTAGTCGATTTTATCAAAGCGCTACACAACTTTGATGTTGTGTGGCGACCCGAAACACCAGAAGAGGAACCACCGTTTTGAAAACAGCAGACGAATTGAAAAGAGACATCGCATCCGAGGAGCGGTTCATCACCAAGCAGCGCGAGAAGATGGATCGCATGCGCAGCCTAGAAACAGGCGTTAGATCAGGTGACATCAGCACTGATCTCGCAATGTTTCAAATATCAATCAACAACGCGGAAAACCGCATATCAATAATGAAAAAAGAATTGGAGAACATGAAGCATGGTTAATACAGTTAGTGTTGAACGGCGCAATAGCATTAACATGGATAACGTAGACATAAGCCTAGACAACTTTAGGAAGGCATTTGAGCGTGACCCAACGCAAGATGAAATGGCAATGATGATGAAACTAAAGGCGCTAAACCAAGAGCGCCAAATCAATACGAGCAACACTGGCAACCTGATGCAGCGCAGCAAGGTCAGCCAAGACATTGCAATCGCCCGAGCAAACAAGACACTCACGAATAAGGTGAAGTGTACGCCGCGTGGCATACAAATCAACAAGATGCTGAACTACGGCCTGACTGCCGAGCAGATCATGGATGTGTTGCAGCTCAATGAAGTTCAGGTGTCAGCGACTGTTGAGCGGTTTAAGCTGCCACGCCCAGTGACTGACTTGGTGTTTCACCAGAAGGTTAGGAACTGATCGTGCGGGCTGCGGAGTGTCGGGAATAGCAGAGCCTGCCAGCGTGTATACATATGTAGATACGCTGCCGCAGCCCACCACAAACTTTTATCATAACACAAAGTGAGGACAACATGGAATTTTTTACCGCGCTCTACGTCGAGTATGCGATTAAAGGTAGACAGATTGAAACTTATTTGATCCTGCCCAGCTACGAAGCCTGCCAGATCGCCATACGCGACAACGAAGATATGTACCAATACTTTGGTGCTGATGGTGACGTTAATATGTGGTGCATTAAGACTGACAAATTGTCGCAGTCTATGCGGCCTAAGCTGCGCCCTAACCAGTGATTTTTGTGGTATGATCTGCTTGTGTAGCCAACACAAGAGGAGCCGCCCTTGCCATACAAGGACAAGGGAAAACGAGCAGAGCATAATAAAAAGTATGGCGCGGCGTGGTACAAGCGAAACCGTGAGAAGACAATTGCGCGGACAAGCCTGCGAAAGAAACGAGAGAGGCAAAAGTTTAGCGAATACAAAGCAGGCTTGTCCTGCTTTTTTTGTGGAGCAAAACACCCTGCTATTATAGACTTCCATCACCCCGAAACGTCCGGGGATACAAAGGTTAGCAAGTTAATACAGCAGGGAAGCTTTAAGAAAGCATATGAAGAGGCCGACAAATGCATTCCGCTTTGCGCCAACTGCCATCGCATCTATCATTGGACTGAAAGAGAGGGAGAAAAAGATGAGTGATCTGCCAGAGTATTTTATAATAGCCAACAAGATCGTTGAACGTGCCGAGCGCGGCTTGCCGCAAGACCGTTGGATGCGTGGCGACAAAGAGCAAGAAGCCCTAGTGCGGGCTTACATTGCGTTACAGAAAGCTTGCTTCAATATGCACAACGACATCATCCAACGCGGATCTGACGCTATGGATATTGACTAGGGGAACTGCTTGTCTGCTGGTTCCATCTCACCCAGATCAGAGCCAAGCTGACGCAGCATCAGTTGCAGCTCACGCCGCCTGTCGTCATCCTTCTTGGACAACCCGCCTTTGGGGATGTTGTTCATCAGCTTTTCATATTCCATCTCAAGCGCGTTGTACTTATTCATCAGCGACTTGCGCTTTTCTTTCATTGTGCCAGGCATTACTTTCCGTAGCCTCCACCCATCATTGATTTCTTCTTACCTTTTTTCTTAGGCATATCTTCAACCTTTCTCATTGTGCCGTAAACGTAAGCATCTTTACGCTCACCAGTTAATCCCATCTTCTTTGCCCTGGCTTCCAAGGCGCGATGCATTTCTTTAGGCATACTTGTCCTTCATCAGTAGTGCTTCAACAAAGATCGACAGCTCGTTTGTACCAGAAGATGACTTTGCCTCAAACTGAAAGTCTGATTTCGGCGCAATACGAAACGGTATCTGCCGATCAAACGTCTGCATGTTTAGCTGGAATGTCGCCTCTGCCACGCGCAGTATGCGCCCGCTACTGCTGTCTATTCGGTTTCTATAAGTGATATACTTGTTAGAGTTTACCGTTCCAGACGTAAGGGATATGCGAAAGATGTATAAAGAATGATTGGCTGGGACAGTGTAGATGCAAGCTTGCGTTGTTCCCAAAGTCGCTTCAATGTTTGCGTATACCGTGCCACCTTCGCTAACTGTGATGTCGCCAACATTTGATCCAGATAAAATTGTCGCGCTATTAATCCGATAGAAAGAGTTTGTGGTTGTAACTGGAGTTGTTCCATTTATCTGCACAATCTCTGCAATTGTTTCATAGTCTGCATTAAGACCAGAAATAACGATTGTCATTGTGTCGGATGCGCTAGTTGACACGCAGCTCATTTGAACGGCTGCACTAGGGTGAACGTACTGCCCCCCATCATTCCAAATGGTTTGAAAAGCTGTGCCAACACTTCGACTAAACCCAAAGATATTAACAGGCACAACCTCTGGCATGCGCTCCGATGCAATCTCTAGCAGCGCGTGCGGGCTGTCTACATCTTCGTGAAAATATCCCATCAGTCTTTCTTCTTATTCATCATGGATATGCGCCGACCTTTGCGCACGGCTTCTTCTTTAGACGATGCGCCCCAAGCTTTCAACGACTTCAGCAACGGCGTGTCTGTGCCGTCCTTGTTCTTTGTCGGCCCTGGCATCTTGCCCATGCGTTGCAGAAAGGCTGCCCGCCTGCCGCTGTTGCCTGTTCTTTCTGGGGGTCTACTCATGTCACGCCCTGTTCATCATTGATTTCTTCTTTGGCTTCTTTGCTGTCTTAGCAGCAGCCTTAAAGTTTGCAGCAGTAGGCGCACCAGGATCACCTGGCTTGCGCATCTTCTCGCCAGATCCAGCAGCAATGCGCTTACGCTTTGCGTGGATGTTTGCATATAATCCTTCAGCCATCTAGCCACCCATGTATCTTTTGCGTTTGTTCGATCCGATCATACAGACCGTGTGTGCCGCCATTAACGCGGCGGGTTATCTTTTCAATTGTGCCGACATCAATGCCCTCGTCGGCAATGTCCCACAATTTGTTTTTATTAAAGTACCACATTGCTGTTTCAAATGCATACTCATTCTCAACAAGCGAAGGATCTTGAAGCACCTCAATCAGCCGCATGTCTTTGGCAAATGCCTTGTAGTTGTCATGCCCGGTGAGCTGTAAAAATCCTCTGCCCAAAAACTTTGCCGCTTCTTCCTCTGTCTGATTTCCCATGCGCCCAGCGTAGACCTTGCCCGCCAGACCTGTCGGGTTCTTGGCGTATGGCACAGCATCCTCAACTGTCGGGAAGCGCGAAGGCCAAACCTCCTGTATGCGCTCTGGCGTGCTATAGTACAGGCTTTCTTTGGTGCGCCGAAACCCCGCACTTTCGTGTGACGACTGCCCGAGAATGTGGGCGGCCCGCAGCGGTGTTAGATCGTAGTGCTTTGCGATTGCTCTGGCAGTGTTGGGGCCGAATGCACCGTCAGGTGTGGCACCGCACTTTGCCTGCAAGCATTTCATTGCTTCGCTCATTTCTTTCCTCCAAAGAATTTAGACACAGCCCTTATTCCTAGCGAACTTGCTACCACGGCTCCCAACGAAACCTGATACCAATCGGGCATGTTGGAGAGTGCAGCAAAGCCATCGTCTACTACCTGCCTACCCCAATCTCCACAGAACGCTAGGATCATGGGTATAGAAAACAGTAGCGTGATCCACTCGTCGCGCCAAGAGTTTTGCGTAGCGCGTATTGCCTCAAGATCCCAATCAATCTCGCCTGTCAGTTGCTTCTTTTTAATCTCAGCTTCGGTTAGCTTGACCGCTGTCTTGCTTTCTATGTAAGCAGTTGCAAGGCTGCCAACGCTGCCTAGTATTTGACCAATCATTTCTTTTGCTCCCCATTCATCCAGATGCCGAAGCAGCCTGTGAGTGCGCCCATGCAAACTGAAACCAAACCAGCCTGTCCGTTTGTCGGATCGGGCAGTGACATATACCAGTGTACGGATTGGTACGTCAGGATTGTAACCGCCAGCATCATCAGCCGGGGAATAATCTTCCAATCGTCAATGAATGTTCTTGCCATAGTAACGCTCCGCTATTCGTTTATGTGTGGTTATAATAACGACCTTATTGTCATCCGTCAAAACAACCCATTGACCCAACTTATTTTCCACTAACTTCAAGGCAAACTACCGTCTGACTGTTATGGACAACCAAACCCTCTCTTGCCTTTCTGCGCTCTTGCTCGCACTCTTCATAAGTCGGATAGGTTGGCCCAATCTGATAATATTTCAGCTCTGCTGATGGAATGTACTGTATGAAAACCAAAACAAAAATCATCACCACTGACCTCGCGCTGCTCCGATTAAAAAGATAATCCCGCCCAATATCCCAGCACCAACAACAGCTATAACACTACCAACTATCCAACTCATAATCGCATCTATTGCTTCTTGCTTGCGATACAGTTGCTCCTTGCGTTCCTTGCGTATCTGACCTTCCAAGCGTACTAATTCTTCCCAATGGGATGGCCCCCAATAGGCAGAAATATAAGACTTTAACTCAGCCCTAAGATGATCTGCTTGCTTCTTTGCAGTAAAAGCCTCCAAAGCCTCAGCCTCTACAGACCCACGCATAGTCTGCCACAAGGATGGTTTTTCCTTTGCCTTGCTCTCTAGGTAGGTAATGTCAGACATTGCCGAGGCCCACTTAGAAAGCTGCCCCGCGCAATCTTGTATCTCACGCCCAGTTGAGATCATGGACTTCAACCCATTGAATGCCATATTTGCGGCAGATAATGCAGCACCTATGGTAATGGGGTCAGGCATTGGTCTAGCTCATTAGAGTAAGGCGCAACAACATAGCAATAATAGCTGCCGATGAGCCGATCATAATAGCCTCTAGTCTTTTTACACGGTTGAACAGATCACGAAACTGAATATCCATTTCCGTTTTCATTGCAACAATTTGCTTTTCTATTGTGTCAATGCGCTCATGCGCAGATGATACTGTTCTTTTGTCCATTACTCTGCTGCTTCTACTTGTTTAAACTTGGCCTCCAACGAGGCAGCTAATAACTCAACAGCCTTTTGACGACCCATGTTTAGTTGGTCAATATTAAATTGTGCATTTCCTAACTTACGATCTAGGTCACTAATGTGATTTAGATATGCAGATTGCTCCGCTGTAAAGTCATCCAAGTTGTATTCAACTTCATTGACCGTGATGGTTTTCTTTTCGTCTTTTGCCATCGTTAGTCTCCTTTATGAGTTAGCTGCAATAGCTGCATTAACCGCTGTCATATCTTCTGTAGTCCAGAAGTCTTTAGCCACCATTAGCTGTAGATGCTCTACGTTGCGTGACACAGTGCCAGCCCATTCAGCATCGTCCATGCCCTCTGGTTGCCCAGCGTTTAGCAAGTCAACAGAGTGACCCATTGCTGTGTAGTGTTGTGCGATTTCTTCCGCAGTTGGTGTATCAGTCATGTCTTTCTCCTTTTCTGACTGGTTACGATTAAGCGTTTTCTAGGGCAGTGATCCGTGCCTCTAGTTCCTTGATTGTAGCGACCAAGAGTGGCACTAGCTTGCTTTGGTCAATGCCTTGGTAGACAGGGTTGTCATCTGCATCGACTTCGTTGTGTGTGCCTGTGATTGCTTCTGGTACTACTGACTGCACCTCATGCGCTAGGAAGCCATCAACAGTCATGTCTGCATCAGCAATGAAGTTGAACCGCTTAGGCTCTAGTTGCTTAAGGCGTGTTGTTGCGCCTGTTAGTTCAACCACGTTTTCTTTTAGGCGGTAGTCTGATGATGTAACATAACTTGTAGACGATCCATTTGTGCTTATTCCACCAACGCCGCCGTTACCGTTTCTAAAGTGTACATGATAAACAGTTGTCGTAGCTGCACACTCACTCATTATTGAGCCTGCACCGCTTGCAACACCATCAGCATCAATGTGCAGAACGGCGTTATTTACTGGAGTATAACTAGCGGTTCCCAGTATTGTTCGTCCACTACTATCCACAACAACTCTAGGATTACCATCCCCATCCGACAGCACGATGTTGTTGCTTGAGGTGCGGATGTCCAAGCCGCCTTGGTTGCCTGAGTATGTGCCGATGATCGTGTTTTTCTGGCCACTTGTGACTAAATACCCAGACCCAGACCCCACAAAGGTATTTTGTAAAGATGTTGTATTTTGACCTGAAAGGTATCCTACATACACACTTCCAGAACTTGTCGTTGTGCTATACCCCGCCTGAAAACCAACAGCAGTGTTGTTGCTGGCGGTGGTGTTGGAGAATAGTGCGTAACGACCAAAGGCAGAGTTATAACTGCCCGTTGTATTGTTGTGTAAGGCTTGCGTTCCATGCGCCGAAATGCTGTCACCAGTTGTATTGTTTTGAGCCGCACCCCAGCCAAATGCATCAAGTGCGCCAGCCGTTGTATTGCTATAACCAGCCTTATAGCCAACCGCTGTGCTATTTGCGCCAGTAGTGTTTGTGTATAGTGCCTGATACCCAACAGCGGTGTTGTAGCTGGCGGTAGTGTTGTTCAATAGCGCCTGTGAACCCAAGGCGGTGTTGTAGCTGCCTGTGGTGTTCGAACCAAGCGCACCATTGGTAAAACCAAACGCTCCTCCACCAATAGCCGTGTTTTCCGTACCAGTGGTGTTTGCATTTAAGGCCGTCATGCCCACCGCAGTGTTGTTTGAAGCGGTGTTTGCTCTCAGCGTGGCGTGTCCAACAGCAACAATACCGTTGCCTGTTGAGTTCGACAACATAGCCTCGTTGCCAAGGGCCACGTTAAAGGCACCCGTGGTGTTTGTATAACCAGCCTGATACCCAACAGCAGTGTTGTTGGATGCGGTGGTGTTGGAGTTGAGTGCTTGTGTGCCTAATGCGGTATTGTAAGAACCCGTTGTTGACGACCCAAGAGCGTTATACCCCAATGAAGCATTTGCTGTACCAGACGTATTTGAGATAAGAGCCTGTGATCCAACTGCTGTATTAGATGCACCTGTTGTTAGATACAATGCCGCATAGCCCAGACCAGTGTTGTCATTGACAGTGGTTGATGCACGAACAGCGTAGTAACCCAAACCTGTGTTGCGTGTACCTGTCGTATTAGAGTAAGCTGACTGATACCCTACCGCTGTGTTATTGCTTGCGGTGGTGTTTTGGATAAGTGCCTCTACCCCAATGGCTGTGTTTGAACTACCTGTCGTGTTGTCATTAAGGCTCTGCTTGCCAACCGACACATTGTTTGTCCCAGTAGTATTTGTATAACCTGCACGATACCC